TCTCCAACGGTGAGTGATTTTATATATTTTACAAGTTCATATGTATATATTTCGCTCAAACTCTTACCGACATCTTTATCAGCTTCTTTTTTGAGAACATCAACACATGTCGAAATGACTTGATTTTCTGCTGTTAATGTCGGTACTTCTAAATCTATTTCAATACCTCCTGTAATTTTCTTGTTTAATGTATGTTTAATTTTTTTCAATTGCTCGACTACACCATTAAGCACATCGTATTGTTTATTTGAAATTTTTATAAAACTTCCCATACTATCAATTCTTAATTGAATTACAATTAATAATTTATCTATAATTTTTAAATCTTTATTATTGGTATTTTCAATAATAATATCATTTAGATTTTTTTGGAATTTTAATGGACCTACGATACCATCAGTTATTGTTGATATAATGTCTTTTTGTTGTTTGAATGTTAAAGATTCAGAATCTATTTTTTTACCAGTTGATAAAACATCAACTTTTATTTTATCATCTTTTAATTGTTCGATTTTATCAAGGAAGTTTTTTACATTATCGTCCATTCTTCTATTTACAAAATTGTATTAAAAATCAAGCGATGGTAAGTTTTTTTGTTGAGATTCTATTTCATCACTATATTTCTTTATATAAAAATTTACATCTTTTACATCAGAATTCATTAAAATATCAGCACTTATTCTTTTAGATATAAAAAATATAACATCTTGAAAATATTCTTTTGAATAATTTCCAAAAAGACTTTTTAAAAATAAAAATGGGTCGTTTGTATAAAAATTCAATTTAATATTTTCCAAAGCTTTATTTTCAAGTTTAAAAATTTTTGTTTTATCTTTTGATAAAATGTCTATCAAATTTGAAAATATTTTAGCTGGTAATTTATCAATAACCATTTTTTTATCATAAAAACTTAAATCTGATAAATTTAATGATACATTAGAAATGTTGATATTTTTTATAAGATTATATATCGGCATATTACCACCATCATATACAAAAGTGTTAGCTAATTGCAATTCGCAATTAAAATCATCATTTTCAAAATATAAACCGCTTTCTATTTCATCAGATAATTCATTTAATAAATAAGATATTTGAAGATTTAGTTGTTTTCCATTGGGATTGAAAGTTAATGTATCATTCACATGATATTCCCAAAATTTCAATATGGTTTTGAATTTTTGATATACATTATCTCCTTCAAATTCATTAAAAAAATCACAAAGTTTTTGATTTTGATTTGTATCTATAATTTCTGCGACTTCTTTTAATTTTAAAAAAGTTAGTCTCATATTATATTAATTATAACTGTTCGTAATTTTGACAAGCAAATGTTATAGATTTTATTTTAAAATCGGTATTGTCGTAATTTAAAGTAAATCCTTCAACCGCTGTCGGAAATGCTTTTTTAAATCTAAATCCTTTTCTAAATTGACCTTTGTTTGTATATTGTTTAATTTCAACCGTTCCTTTTAAACTAGAACCAGTTTCAACCAATCCTTTGATGCCCAATGCTATCATCCAAGGTCTGAAATAATTATGTTCTAAATCTTGATTGGTTTCTAATATATTAATAGTAACATTTCTGCTTAAAAAATCACTTCTAGATTCTAAACCATAACCAGGTAAAAAACCTCCAGTATTACCCATGCTCATAGGCGTAAATGAAGATGACTCGTTTGGTAATTGAACTTCTTGAGCTACCAACAAATTACCATTTTTAATCATATCTCTAGGAGACATTTTAGCTTGCCATTTTTCACCAGCTCGTGATAATACTGAATTTATAGATCCTGTACCTACACCATCAACAGTAACTGTCCAAAAAACAGGGAGACTAAGGCAAAACTTAGACTCCCTGCTAAAAGCATTTAAAAAATCATTTATCTGTACGCCCATAGATATATTTAGGCGAATGGATTAAACGCTAAAATCTTTATAAAAATGATAACTAAATGTAGATGTGAATGATACAATTTCACCAGTGCCTTCAGCAATGTTATAAGTTAAATCTCCGATTTGTCTTATACCAACGCCGATTAATTGTATAGTTTTAACGATTTGTAAAGGTTGTCCGCTTGTAGCACCTGATTCTCTTGTGCAAGGAATTGAAAGAACATCAAGAGTGAGTGTGCTTTCTGGTCCTGGCATACATAAGTTAGCAGTTGTATCTTCGTTATTAAATGCCACTCTGGATGCTTTTTCAAGTTTAGTTCTTAAATCAAGATTTTGATCACAATAAAAATCTATACTATAACCTTCAGCATTTGCATAAGTTGCTCTTCCACCAAGGTTAAATTGCTGACCTGCATAGCTCACAGTCTTATTTTCGATTGTTCTTCCTGGAAGAATACCTGACTTAGCATAAATCAAATCAGTTTCTCCATTCAAGTTGAGACCTGGGAGTGTGATTTGTTTTATTCTAAAAAGGAAATCTCTTGAGAATTGTTTTTGTGCGGCTTGCGAAAAGAAGGTTTCAATATTTGCTGGCATGTAATTATTTAGTCTAGACGCAATAAAAAATGAAATACTATAAAAATTTTAATAGATATTATTGATTTACTGCGGCTATTTCACTAAATAATTAAATGGGAATAAAATATTCATTAAGTGAAAACGATTTAATAAAAATTAAAGAAAATTATGGTAAAATGCCAAATAAAGATCTTTTAAAAATTTTAGACAATGATTGCAGTGTGGGGATTTTAACGCATACTGCGAAAAAATTAGGAGTTCGCACAAAGCGCGATGTTGTTATAAGAGTTCAATTATCTGAAACATATGATAAAATTATAGAAATTTTAAATATAATAGAAGATAAAAAAGCATATTCATTAGAACATGCCACGCAATTAGGGAAACTGCACATATCAACATTTTTAAAATCTATCAAAAAATATCCAAAACTTTTAGAACAATATAATAAAATAAAATGGAATGATGTTTTTGATTTAAAATGTTCTGTGTGTAATTCTTTATTAACTTTAGATAATTATAGAAGATTGAATAATATTACCTGTTCAAGAGGTGCTAATAAGAATAGATTTAGAAAATGTGATGCTTGCCATACCCTATCAAATAGGGTCATAGACACACCCGTTAAAAAAATAGGACTTATATTTTCTTCGGCTAAATCGAGAGCTAAAATGAAAAATATGGATTTTACAATTACAAAAAATGATATAATAAAAATGGCAAACGATCAAAATTCGAAATGTTATTACACTGGAGATATTATGGAATATGAAATAGGGAATCCAAAAATGATATCTATTGATAGACTGGATAGTTCCAAAGGATATACATTAGATAATATATGCCTTGCAACTTGGGAAATTAATAAGATGAAAGCTGATATAAATTTCGGCAGATTCCTAGAAATCTGCCGAAAAATAAATTCAAACTTTAAATCTGATTAATTTATACGATTTCGTTAAAGTTAGCATCTGTGCGAGTCGCTGTGAATGTTACTAATATGAATTCAGCTGCTCTGGTTGGTTTAATTAAGATATCAGCTCTCAACTCATTGTTATCAATAACTTCGGGAGTATTAACTCGCTCATCAGCTACGATGAGATAATCGTATAATCCTTGATTTTGTTTAGCAAACTCAAGCAATGGAGTGATTGTGTTTACAAATCTTGTTCTGGTGAACTCAGTGTTTGGTTCGAATAAGAAATATTTGGATGCTTTCTTAACTGGTCTTTCAAGTGCTAAGAAGAGTCTTCTTACGTTGATTCTATCAAAGGCGCTTGGTTTGCGGCTAAGAGTTTTTTGACCCATTACAACCATACCGTCACTTGCACTGAAATATACAGGGTTGATATTAACTTTATATAATTCATCGCGTTGCTTTTGATTTGGATTAACTGCTAAATCAAGTGCTGATGTTGTAAGAACACCTCTGTTGAATCCAGCTGGAGCGATCCAAGGGAATTCATTAGCATCGGTTCTTGCCATTACTGCAGCTGCGTGTGGAGATAAAGGCATCCAATACTTGTCACCAGTGAAATCGTCATATGTTTGAACCCAGTTACCATAAACTGCAGCATATGATGTGTTGGTTAATGACAATTGGTGTCTGATTGGCCAATAAACATCTGTTTGGAATGTTCTAGTTCTGTCTGAAAGAATCTTTGTATTCTTACCTGTTACCAAGAAGTGTCTAATTGGATCTGCTATGAACATACAATCTCCTCTACCACCAGTGTTGCTAGGAAGATTACAGAAGTTTTCAAATTGATTGAACACTGCTGTGTAGTTTGCTCTCAAATTAGTAGCTGAAAGATTATTATCTATCGGCTGTGATGTTCTCATTGAATCAACGTTTGTTTTTATAGTGTTATTGTAGAGAGTTTCATCATAGAATGGTGTTTGAGCAGCACACGCCATGGTGAATATTGTTCCTAACCCACCTTCAACTACAAGATCAATGTCGTAAATTTCATCATTTTTAACTGATTCTAATGCACGATTTATTTTAGTTGGAACATTTCCTACAATTTTCTGTCTGATTACAGTATTGCTAAATGCTCCAAGTGGAGTGAGAGCATCAGCATAACCGATGTCAGCGGATAGTGATTGTATAGTAGAAAGGCTTATAGTACTATTGTTTCCAGATCCTGGAAGATCTACAGACAATATTGAATAATTTGTTACCATTCCTTGTGTCAAGACACGTATTCTCTTTTGTGGAATACCGCTTGAATTCAAGCTTGTTTGGCGGAACTTATTAGAAATGAATGGGTTTACCATTATTTCAACATTTCTGCTGTTTGTATCGACAGATTCTAAGAAGAATGGAACCGCTGGTCCTCCAGAAGGATTCAATTGAGTTCTGAAAGTGTCGATAGATCCTACAATCGCATCATCAAGGACATAATCAAGCTTGAATGATTCGGTAGCGTATGTACTCTTACGAAGTTTGAAAACTGCAACATTTAGAAGGTCATCATCTTCACGACCATCAATATTATAGTTTGTAAGTTTTTCCATTATTTCAGAAACACTGTTAGCAGTTCCACCTGGGGTTGAACTGAGGCCAAACTCAAGTGTTCCAGTGGGAACATCTGTGTAAGTAATGTTGTTTGGTGTTGAAACAAAGTTACCACTCAAGCTGAGGGTCTTCACTCCGACGATAGCATCGAAATTTGTAGCTGGGTTGATGTTGGTATTATCTGCTATACCGACATAATATCCTTCAAATTGACTGTTGATTGTTGTTTGTGCTTTGTTGAAAACAATCAATCCAGCTCTACCAAGATCGGTAACTGCACTCAATTGGTTTCTTGATGAAAGACCAGTGTCTGACCAATCAAATAATGTTCCTTCAAGAGCTTGTCTGTATTGGGTTTCGGTTAAAGTTACATGAACAGGCTGTCCTAATACATATGTAGCGGCTGATAAGTCGAGAGTTGATGTTACAGCATCGTTGAAAATTGCTTTTGCTGGATAAACGAGAGCAGAAAATCTGCTTCCAAAACCGTCACCGCTTCCATCACCGTAAGGTAATCTGAAAGTATAAACATTCGCAGGTGAATTAAGAAGCTCTCTTACTGAGTAGTAGAAATAGCGTTCGGAGCTATTTGTAGGAGTTCCATAAATTTGTTCCAGTTCATCTCTTGTTGAGATCTTTATAACTTCATCAATTGGTCCTTGATTAGCAAATCCTGCTAAAAACACATTTGTTCCAACATTTTGAGGTATTCTTAAAGAAAGGTCGCGTTCTCTGATTTCAACACCTGGAGATTGTATAGTTCTAGTTGCCATATCTTTATTTATGTTTTTTCAAGTATTTTTTTTTAAATTAATCTATAGTTAACTTAAAAAGTTCTTGATCTATTAATTCTGTATGTAATTGACTGTACAAAAATACAAAACCACTAACCAATCTCATATCACCTCCAGGCTGATAATCATAATTCAAACCTTTTAAAGTTGTTGGGAATGCTTTCTTATAAGTAAATTTAATTCTTTTTTTACCATAATCATCCAATCCGTATATTGTTAGATCGGTTTGATAATCATTAAAATTAGCATCTATGCTGACATTTCTAGTATTATATTCCCCGCTTTTTTGATCATGTAATAAATTTAACCACTGATATATGCACCAATAGTTATTATATAATCCATCAACCGCAAAATTTACTTCAACGGGTGGATAACTATTTTTACTATGAGATGAAATATATAGTGTTGATCCAGCATATCTTGTTTCAATTCCAGGAACCGTTATGTCAGGAACACTTGTTCCAAATATTGAAAATTGAACATTGTCAGGTATTACAGTTTTATTATTTCTATTATGTTTTGTTGAAAATTCTTTTAAAATTGGCGGTACGTCAAAAACCAATAAAAATTTGTCCTTTGCTGCTTGATTCAGAGGGCTTTGTTTAATCTCTTGCATGATTAAAAGTATTTATCCATAAATTCTGTTTGTCCCGCATCTAAATCATATCTAGGATTTGTAAACCCACCTCCCAAGCCAACCCAGCCATCAGCTTGTAAATCTGCAATATCTGAATTTAATTCTGTTGAATTTCCAAAATATACGGGAGCTATTTGACTATTTTCAATACCATCAACCTGTTCGTTGGTATATATAGATGTTGAATTTTCAAAATATTTCAATCCAAAATTGTTGAGTGTTATTTTTGAAGGTTTTCCACAATCATCATATTCTTCAACTGTGAAATATTGTTCTATTAAATCATCATGCAATATCATCAAAGCCCAAATCATAGCCATTGTTCTATCATCATGCTTTCCAGAACTAGCTCCCCAACTATCATTGGGCAATTTAACAAAATCTTTAACAATTTCTTCTAAAGATTCTTTATTTCTAAATTGAACTGCTAATTTATCATTATAATAATATCTTGCATTTGCAACCGCATTATACTTTGTATTTCTAGAAGAAATCATACCAAGCAATTGTGTGCTTTTTCTACCAGCTAATTTACTACCCCAGGATACAATTTTATCCATATATCCCATATCCAAAGCCAATCTATCAACAACTTGTCCGCCTTGATTGTTTCTTTCTATACAAACCAAAGGTTTTCCCCAGTGACATAATATTTCATGTACTTTATTAGCAAATTCAGCTACTGGAATGGTGTTGTCATAATATTCAGCAACTTCAATTATTTCGTTTAAATCTGTTATATCTAATATTTTTATACAACTATAATCTCCACCAACGCCATCGGATGTATCAACACCAGCAACATATATCTTTTCGGGCTGAGGATGTTCAAATATTTTGTATTTTCCATCCATCAATACTTCAACAGGCTCTGAAAGAAATTGTTTCATTTTATTGTATGCATCTTCTGTCATTGAGCCAGTACCTGCATTCATAAATTTACAATTAAATTCTTGCTCCCATTTATCTTCAGAAGCTAACCCACCTTTGATTTCCTTTGCCCACTTTTCATCTCTTCCTGGAACTTCATGCCATAAAATTTTATCATGACTCCAATTGTTAGTGTTTTCAATTGCTCCTCTATATATATCATAAAAAAGATTGCCAGTTCCATTTGGAGTAGAACACATGAAAACTTTTGCTTTTTTAGAAGATGATACAATAGGAAATACAGATGCCCAAAAGGGGTCCATTAAGTGAGGTTCGATGAATGCACACTCATCAATTATGAGGCATTGGTGCGATAATACACCATTTACATAGTATCTATGAACATCTTCGATATCCAAAAAATCATATACCAACTCATTATTCTGATATGATTCAATATTGATAACTTTTATATTACCGTATAATGTATCACCTATTTTTATATTCCTTGCATATATCCAAATATTGTGGGTTAACATTATTTTATGCATGGGAGTGCAATCTAACGATAATCCATCATCAAGAGTGAATCTAATTTTGTCAGGATTTGTCCCGATCATTATGCCTCTAAAATCTTTGAAACCTACATCCGTTAAGATTTCAAATCTATTATTTTTGTAAGTTTTATGTGTTGTGAAATCGGCCATATTATTTTTTAAATCTTCCTATTATATAATTTTCAGGAATTTGTTCTTTATTCGCAAATCTTTTATTTTTTAAGGTTATAGGATCATGAGCAAAAACACTTCCTTTATTTAAATTTTTATGTGATTGTTTTCTATCAATTCCAGATCCTTTCACCCATCCGATTGGAATACTTTCTGTTTTGGATATTCTTTTAATTTCTTTAGATACTGGATTATGAATATAAATTTTACCTTTGCCTCTGAATTCACTTGCTTTCTTCGGATCATCTGAATATATTTTCAATTGTGCCTGTTTCATATTTTCAACAGCTTCTTTGGATCTCTTCATACCAACATGTTTCAATCTCATTTTTTCAATCTTTTCAGGATTTTTGTTTATCTTATCCATTCTAATTTTATGTTTTTCTGGATTTGTAACTATCCATTTTTTAATACCTTTCCCTAATTTTGCATTTCTCTCAGGATTATCATAACAAACCTCTCTCATTTTAATCATAT